TACGGAAGTTCGTGGGAACAAAGCCTGTGTTGATCAGGATTTTGTTGCCCATGCCGCTGAAGTAGTCAAAGGCAAAGTCGTGGGGATAGTCCAGGTTTGCACCACCGCCACCTTCACCCAGCTTGCGGAACATACTGGTGGATTCCTTCACCCAATAGGGCCGGTCACTGGTCAGTGTCAGGTCAAGTTCCATGTGCCGCTTGGAAAGCAGATACTGCTTCTTCTGCGACTTCGTGACAAAGCACTTGAAGTAATAGTCACCAACCATGATCTGACCGTGCTGAAGGGCCAGGACATCCTTCTCCACCACTTCAAACAGCTTGTTTCGTGCCTGGATCCCCTGGGCTTCTGTCTCGCAGATGATGACCACTGGCAGCTTCCTGTTCACCACGGAATAATCCAGGGAACTGATTTTGTTGTTCTTCGTGGTCACATCCCATTCATAGTCGTGCAGTTCATTGGTGTTGACAAAGATGCCGTCAACGCCGAATTCAAACACTTCGTTCATGTGGTTCTTATATCGCAGTTGTTCCAGCATCATGTCACCCCCTTGACCAGTCGTGCGAATTCACGGTTGTTCACAGACAGCTTCGTTCCTTCCAGGGCCTTCTTCAGGTTGCCGCCCATGTTTTCATCCAGGGCCAGGATTGCAAGCAGAATCTGTTCCAGGACATTCAGAACACCTGCATTCTGACCGGCCACAGCTTCAGCAACATAGTTCTGAAGGACATCAATCGGTGCAACGGCTTCAGGGCCAGCTTCACCACCCGCCATGACCTTCCCGGTTGCGGGATTCAGACCAAAGGCCGTGGGTTCCATCAGGACACCGCCCTTTTTGTACCATTCAATACCGAATTTTGGTGCAGAAGGTGGATTCAGGCTGAAGGAACCAGAAACACTGATGTGCGGCAGTTTCAGCTTGGGCAGGCTCCATTCAAAGTTGAAGAAGGACTTCATCTTGTCAATGGCAGTTTTTACCGCATCACGGGCAGCATTGATCTTGGATTCGATTTCTGACTTGATACTTCCCCAAATACTGGAAGCTGTGCTTTTGATGGAATTCCAGGCGTTGGAAGCAGCATTCACCAAGTCAGAGAAAAATGTCTTCATATCCGCAACAAACAACTGCCAATCAGCTTTGATTTTCTGTGCGACTTCGATTGCCTTTTCCTTGATCTGATCCCAATGTTGGACACACACCACGATGATTGCTATGACAGCAGCGATTGCCGCCACGATCAAGGCATATGGGGCCAGCATTGCTGTGGTTGCCGCCACATCAGCCCACTTCGCAGCAATCAAAGCACCAAGGGATGTTACTTCAGCGGCATTCATTGCCGTCTTGACGGCCTGCACAGCGTTGTACAAGCCAATCGCACCGACCAGGATCCCAACAGCCGATGCAAGGGCAATGACGATCCCCTGGTTCTGTGTCATCCACACACACAGTTCCTGCATCTTTGTCACTACAGAAACCGCAACAGGCAAAAACCTTGCGCCAATCACGGACTGAAAATCCGTCCATGCCTGCTTCAGGTTGCCGGTCTGGTTCGTCCAGGTGTCGGATTCTCTTGCCGCCTGTCCCATAGCACCAGACAGCTTGTTTGCATCCTCGACCATCTGAAGCAAGGTCAACTGCTTTTGTGCTTCAGACAGTTCATTGAAGGATTTGCCGTACAGTTCATTTGCAGCGGCATTTCTGGTCACTTCTGTACAGGACAGGCCCAGGGCAGCATCATTTTCATAGTTGCCCTTCAGGAAGGACTGAAGGCTTTCTGTGGTTTCTTCCAGGCTCCGATCATAGAAGGCGGCACTGTCTGCCACAGCAACCATTGCACGGTCAGCCAGGGAAAGGGCATCAGCCGTTTCCATGCCGCCGGTCTTTGCAAAGGCCGCAATCTGTGTATAGCTGCCCTTCAACCGGTTTTCCACAATGCCTGTGTTTTCAGCGATTGCAGAAAGGTTTGCGCTTGCCGTGCTTTCCAGTTCACCGAACACCTGTGAGAACTGCGAAGTCATAGCACTGGCATCTGCTGCCGCATTGATGCAATTAGCACCAAATTCTTTGATTTTTTCAACCGCAAAAGCAGTTGCGACAATACCGCCCACCTTCTTCAAAGCGGACGAAATCTTGTCACCTGCACCAGAAGCATTTTCCGTGGTTTCGTTGATCTTGGAATTGGCTTCTTCGTTTTCGATTGCGATTGTTCCGAATAACTTAAATAGTTCCATTGGTATCCCTTCTTTCGTTGGGAATAGAAAAAGGCCACGGTTCAACGTGGCCTTACCTTGTGTTTCCTCTCTTTGAATGTTCCCACCTGTCAGCAAGTCTGCCATCAATGGCGGGAACCAGTTCACCCACCAGAACCCCGCTGTCAAGCCTGACACCGGAAGGAACGATCCTGGCAAGGAAATCCATCAGGATCCTGTTCTGTTCAATCAGTGTCCTGATGATCCCTTCGTTTTCTGTTTGCACTGCTGTCCGTACATAGCCCAACAGGACATCAATGGGCGCAATCGCTTCAGGCCCCTTTTCACCCGCTCCAAGCAGTGTACTTCCCATCCGTCCGAATATCGTTGCTTCATCCAGGATGCCGCCTTCAGCGTTCCACTTGATGCCGATTTTGGGGACAGAAGGCGGGTTCAGGCTGAACTTGCCGGACATACTGAAGGAAGGCATCTTCAGCTTTGGCAGTGACCACTTGAATTTGAAAAAGCCCTTGATTTTGTCAATGGCAGATTTGACAGCATCTTTTGCCCCGTTCAGCTTATCAGCAATACCCTTGCGGATTTCGTCAAACCTGTTGCGAACATTGCTGACCACAGATTTGAAGTCGTTGAACTTGCCTTTGACCCAACTGACCGCAGATCCCGCAACGGATTTGATTTTGTCCCACATATTGATCCAGAACTGACGGAACGATTTGTTATTGTTCCATAGGTACACGAAAGCCGCCACAAGCCCCGCCAGAAGGCTGATCACAAGCCCCACAGGGTTTGCCCTTAATGTTGCATTGAACAACACCAGTGCCGCCCTGCACGTTTTCACGGCCTTTGTCGCAGCACTCAAGATGGAACCCCATTTCAGCACCAACAGGAATGCACCGATGGAAACCGTTGCGCCGATGATCACAGCCACCCAGTTTTGAATGGTCTGTTTGTTGTCCTGGATCCATTTCTTCAAATCTTTCACCTTATTGACAAAGGTTTGAAGTTTTGGCACAGCAACAGAAACCATTTCGGCAACCTTGTTTTTGATAGCCGTCAATATAGGTTCACCCACAGCACCAAGGGCAGCAAAAGCATCTGTCAGCTTTTCCTGGGCTTTCTGTGAAGCTATGACATCTTTATTGGTTTCCTTGTATTGGTCAGATGCTTTCTTGTATGTGCCATTCAGGGTGTTCATGATCAGGTCTTGCCGTTGCTGCTCCGTGGTGCAGGCATCCAGTTTCTTCTGGAACGCTTCTTCACTGATACCCGCCCAATTCAAAGCATCGGTCAAACCACCGGTCAGGATTCCTGTTTTGGCTGTTTCATTCGCTGCTTCAGCAAGCCCTTCGATTGGAAGGGATTCACCAAACGTGGCATAGACACCAGTGCAGATGTCTGTCCAGGTTTGAAGTTCCTTTTCGTTGTCAGCAAGCAAGGCAATGTGCTGTGATGCTTCAACCGCTTGCCCACTGTCACCCAGGACAGCATTCAATTCCGAATAGGTGTTCTTTGCTTCTGTGGAAGAATGGCCTGCCGTCTTGAAAGCAGATTCCAGCAAGCCCATTTCCGTTCTGTATTCTCTCGATCCTTCGATAGCCGCAATCCACGCACCGCCAATGGCAGCACCGGCAATGCCGATGCCTTTTGCGATATTCCCGGCAACAGTGCCGATCTTGGAAACTGCCGATGACACTTCGTTGCTTGTGGATCCGGCTTTTTGTGAAACATCGTCCAGTGCTTGTGTTGCTCCACTGCTGTCAACAGCAATGGTTCCAAGCAGCTTGAAAAGTTCCATGCTTTCCCCTTTCTTAGGAAGGGCAAAAGCTGTTTAGTATCTCTCTGGATTCCATCACGGTTGCTTCCAGGATTTCCTGTGAAGGCTTTTCCGATGCTTTGGATGTTGTTCCCTTGCTCTTGTTCAAAAAGTCTTGATAGGACATATCAAAGACCTTGTGACACCAGAATTCCCACATGACCTTTTCTTCTGTTTCTTCGTTGTAGATAGAAATGAATTCATCCACAAATTCAGAGAAGCGGCCTGTCCTGATCATCTGGTTCAGCAGTTCCATTGGGCTTGCGTACCGCTTGAACAGCAGATCCAGGAACTTGATGTCATTCACTTGAACAACTTGGAGACAACCCCGAAAAAATCTTTGAATTCCTCTTTCTTCACCACATCAATGATCATTTCGGTGAAGGTGGAAATGGGAAGGTTTCTGATGTCATCCTTGGACATACCGGAAACCTGTGCCAGGAACAGATAGATGTCTTCCTTTGCCTGGGGAATGTTTGCCATGATCACACTGGCAATTTCCAGGGCAACACCAAGACCGATGACTTCCAGGCCATCCTGGGTTTCACCGTTCGTTGCGCTCTTGATTGCTTCCTTGACATCCTCGGCTTCAAAACAGGACTTGAATTCCTTGATGCCGATTTTGGAAATAATCTTGAACATAGGGAAGACATCTTCTGCACACAGGGTTCGCAGTTCATAAGCCTTTGCCGTGTTCATTTCGTTCATAGAAAAACATTCCTTTCTGTGTTGAATACGAAAAACACAGGAACACCCTCAAATGAAGATGTTCCTGTGTTTCGTTCGTTAGGTGGTAGAAGGAGTGTAGATGTGATAGGGCAGAACGTCTGCTTCACTGGACAGTTCAGCATAACATTCAAAGGTTGCCTTGAACACACCGTTTTCCTTGTTCTTGCCTTCATGCTCAAAGCCGGAAGTGCAAAGGGCATAGTCGAAGATGATGATGACGGGATCACCATTCAGCTTCTTGCCGATGAAACCGAAATTCTCAATGTAGTCACCATCTTCAAGCTGCCGCTTGGATTCGATGACATCAAAGCCTTCGTATTTGGATTCACCTTCCTGACCAACAACCGTGTTCTTGATCCAGTCAGCAGTCAGTTCAACCATGTTGGTTTCCACGGTTGCAGTTTCACCGATCTTCACGGCAAGGCCCTTCACCTTCACCAGTGCGCCGTCAACTTCGATGTCCTTGAATTCAGGGACAATGCTGATCTTAGTGCCGCCAGAAGTAGCACCGATCAGGGATTCTTCAAAGTTCCACTTGCCATCAGTGAAGGTCAGGCCCTTGTGAAGCGTACCTGCACCAAGCAGGATATTCTTCGGGGTTTCGGCGGTGATACCACTGGACTTCAGTTCTTCAAAAGCCATATTATTTCACCTTCCATTCTTTTACTCTTAGATTGATTTGGATTCTTTTCAGTTCCGCATCCCCTGTGGGAACGATCAGAGAATTGGCATAAAAAATGACCACCGCCGTACCGTTTGCGGTGATCATCCTATTGCCATCCACTTTGCTGTAATGTCGTTCGATTTTCTCTTTGGCTTCTTCCAACGCCGACCAGGAACCACGGGAAAAGCCATTCAGCATGAACATGGTTTCCTGAAGGCCGTCTTCCGTGTACGGCTCTATTTCCTGGTATTCTCCCACGAAATAGGGATAGATAACCTTCCCTTTTTCATCGCCGGAATATGTGCCGATGTCATATTCAATGCCCAGGGATGCCATGTCATCGGATATGATCTTCAACGCTTCCTTTGTCACTTCATCCCATCCTTCCTTTCAGCACTTCTTCAGCCCTGCGAATCAAGGGAGATTTCAGGCTTGTGAACGCCCTGTGAAGCGGCCTGTTGGGTTCGTTACCATCAGTGATGTGTGCATCCAGGCCGTCTGCTCGCAGCATAGCCATGATTTGCAGTGCTTCTTCTTTGGTGTAATACTTCTGCCCCCCTCTTGGGGAATCGCCGCTGCCGGGAACGTACACCCACCAGCCTTTTCTGCCGTCACCGTTCAAGGCATATTCACCTGTACCAAATTCTTCCCAATATCCAGCTTCATCGGGGCTTCCAACCTGGGCCATTTTTTCGCCCTCGTCCACTTCACTTTTCCAAAGGGATGTTGCTGTTTTATCTCTGTACCTCCATCCCTGTCTTGTGTTGCGTTTCGTCTGTGCTTCCAGTTCACCTGCTGCTTCATGCAGATAAGCAGTCACCGCATCTTCAAGGGCATCCTTGACTTCTATGCTGAAGTCAAGAAATTCAACAGCCATTTCACTGTCTCCCCGTGAATCGCAGATAGAATTCCAGTTGGGAACCCTTTTGCAATTCCATTGGATTGTCGATCAGCAGGATGTCATAGACGAAACCATTGATGGACATTCTGGATTGTTCGGCGGTGATCTTTGGATCCAGGTCAACATAGTCAGCAATGAAGATGTGAGTGCTTTCCTGGATCTTTGCATAGAAGGTGGTGTATCTGGAATCACCGGAAGACAGGTCAAGCCAGCCCCGGATGGTCTGGACATCAGCCCAGGTCTTTTCCCTTTCGCCAATCTCATTCTTGGTGGTGGTATAGACCTGGATCTTTGCGTTGATGTTTCCGCCTATACCGGTCATACATCAACACCCCTTCCAAACCTTGCTTTCCTGTAAGGCCGCAGGAACCCCAACAGGGACTTGGGGAACCCCATGATGGAGTTTTCCCCGTCCATGTTGAAATAGGTCACAGAATGACGGGAAATCGTTTCAGAGGACACGCCAACCTTGTCCCGGTTGTTCTGTTCCCACTTGAAAAGATTCACCACACCCATCT